TATAATATTGCATTAAATTATATGCCTCATCTTAGAAAAATGTCTATGGATGATCAAGTTAACGAACTTAAAGAACAAAATTGACATTTCGGGATAGCAACCCCGTAAAAAGTTCTGATTTTTTAAATCAGGAGCTAAAAATGTCAAATTTACCAGTAGATAGAGATTTAAATTACATGCGAGAAATGTGGGGAACCACTAGATTGATTACGGATTATGTAAAAACTCCAGAAAAAAGAGTAATTCAGGAGGTTATGCATGATTTGGCTGTTAAACATGACTTGAAAAAACAAACAGAATTGCATGAAAGGATTCGTAATGATGAAGATTATGATGATTGGTCATATGGTACTGAACCAACCTATGGGAAAAAATGGTAAAATGGTCTTATACATATAATAAATACCCTTAGTTTGAGTGATGACCAGGATTTCTCGCAAATTTAAAGATATAAGTCTCTCATTTGTGAGAAATCCTGTAACTAATGATATTCTTGCAATTAATGATGCTGATGCGATTAAAAAATCTGTTGTTAATTTGGTTAGAACCAGAATAGGTGAGAGATTTTTTAATTCTTTAATAGGATCTAGAGTTGAAGATTCCATGTTTGAATTACAAACCCCAGAGGTAGCTTATTCTCTTGAATTGGATATTAAAACTCTTTTGAAAAACTTTGAAAGAAGAATCTCTTTGGCTTCTGTTTTAGTAACATATCCTGAGGATTCTAATGAATTTAATGTTAGAATTGCGTATGATGTAATTGGATTACCTATTCCAACTCAAACTGTAGATTTTATACTACAACCTACTAGAGTCTAATGTCATTTAATCAATTTACAAATTTAGACTTCAGTGATCTAAGGACTCAGATCAAGGATTATTTGCGTGCAAATCAAAATTTTACCGATTTTGATTTTGAAGGATCTAATTTTTCAGTTTTAATAGATTTATTAGCGTATAATAGCTACATAACTGCCTATAATACTAACATGGCAGTTAATGAAATGTTTTTGGAGAGTGCAACTCTTAGAGAAAATGTAGTTTCACTTTCTAGAAACATTGGTTATTTGCCTAGATCAAGAAGATCTTCAAGAGCAAATGTTAGTTTTACCGTTGATATGAGTCAAACCAACGCTAGAACTGTAAAATTACTTGCTGGACAAGTTGCTCTTGGAGCTGTAACAAATGGTAATTATATTTTTTCAATTCCAGAGGATATTACAACGCCAGTTAATACTGATGGAATAGCCATTTTTGATAATTTGCCTATCTATGAAGGAATATTTTTAACTAGTACTTTTATCGTAGACGAATCTCAAACAAATCAAAGATTTATTTTACCTAATGTTAATATTGATACAACTTCAATTAGAGTTAAAGTTACTAATGCAGTAACTGAAGTTTATTCTGTTTATGATAGTTTATTAAATATTGGTAAAGATATTAGATTCTTTTTAATTCAAGAAGTTGAAGACGCAAAATATGAGATAAGGTTTGGAGATAATATTATAGGAAAAAAACCAGAGAATGGTAGTAAAATAGAAGTAACTTATATTGTTACAAATGGATCTTCGGGTAATGGGGCTTCAAACTTTACATTTTCTGGTAGACTAAAAGATAATAATTTATTCGATGTTACAACAGGAATTTCTTTATTAACAACTCAATCAAAATCAGAAAGCGGAGATGAAATTGAGTCCGTAGATTCTATTAAATATTTTTCTCCAAAAGTATTTGCCTCTCAGTATCGTGCGGTAACATCAAATGATTATAAAGCTCTTATTCCATATGTTTATCCAAATGTAGAGTCTGTTAATGCTTATGGTGGAGATGAATTAGATCCTCCAGAGTATGGAAAAGTTTTTATATCCATAAAACCAAGAAATGGAACATTTTTATCCGAAATTACAAAACAAACAATATTAAATACTATTAAAAAATATTCAATAGCTGGAATTAGACCGGAAATTGTAGATTTATCATATCTTTATATTGAATTAGATATTTCTGCTTACTATAATGCAAATTTATCAAGTAATCCAGAAATAGTAAAAACGAAAATAGTTGATACTATAACTGAATATTCAAACTCTAAAGATGTTAATAGTTTTGGTGGTAGATTTAAGTATAGTAAAATTGTAGGACTTATTGATGACTGTGATAAATCAATTACATCTAATATAACAAAAGTCAAGATGAGACGGGATTTGAATCCAGAAATAAATTCTTTTGCAACTTATGAACTTTGTTTTGGAAATAGAATACATACTAAAGATGGAGGATATTCTGTAAAATCCACAGGATTTTTGATTAATGGGGTATCTGATGTTATTTACATGGCAGATAGTCCATCTTCAACGAATAAAAAAACTGGAACTATATTTTTCTTTAAATTAGAAAATAATTTACCTGTAATTATTAAAAATAATGCGGGAACAGTTGATTATATTAAAGGTGAAATTAGATTGGATGTTGTAAATATAACATCTTCAGTCTTAAGTAATGGATTTGTTGAAGTTCAAGCAATTCCAGAATCTAATGATGTCATAGGACTTCAAGATCTATATTTACAATTAGATGTCAAAACTTCTGTGGTAAATATTGTAGAAGATGTTGTTAGTTCTGGTGAAAATTCTTCTGCCACTCAATATGTAGCCACATCTAGTTACCTAAACGGAAAGTATACGAGATAAAATGTCAGAAATTAAAAGAGTCAAGATTGGTTCTATTATAGAATCCCAAATTCCAGAATTTTTATCTGTAGAGTCTCCTCTTCTTGTAGAGTTTCTTGATCAGTATTATAAATCTTTGGAACACCAGTCGGGTCCAATTGATATTATTTCCAATATTGTTAAGTATAAAAATACCAAAAAATTTAATAATATTGATTTAATAGAACAAACTACTTTAACATCTGATATTTTAAGATTTGATCAAACAATAAATGTAACATCAACCAAAGGTTGGCCAGATTCTTATGGTTTATTGAAAATTAATGATGAAATTATAACATACATTTCAAAGACAAATACATCATTTGAAGGTTGTATTAGAGGATTTAGTGGAATTGAAAATCTAAAAGCATTAGACAATCCAGAATTCGTCGTATTTTCTTCTACTCAGTCTTCTGAACATTCATCTGGAGATGTTGTTCAGAATTTAAGCAATTTATTTTTAATTGAATTTTTTGAAAAATTTAAGTATGAATTTTTACCAGGATTTGAGTCTAGAGATTTTTATCAAAATATATCGATAGAAAATATATCATATAAAATTAAAGATTTGTATGCTTCTAAGGGGACGGACCAATCATACAAACTTTTATTTAAGGTATTATATGGTTCCGATATCGAAATAATAAAACCCCAAGATTTTACTCTGTCCCCGTCTTCAAATTCGTATTTTATAACAAAAAATATTCTTGTAGAAAAAATTTCTGGCGGCAATCCAACGGACATCAAAGGTAATTTTTTATTCCAAAATATAACAGGAATAGGTACAGTCAGCGCTTCAATTTTTAATGTTGAATATAGACCAGTAGCTAATAAGAATTTTTATGAGATTTCTTTAGATAGTACTTCCTTTAGTGGTAATTTTCAGGTTTCAGGTAAAACAAGAGTATTGGAAGAAGTTGATGTAAATAGTAACAGTATTTTAGTTGACTCTACAGTAGGATTTGCTAATTCTGGATCACTTTTAGTAAAACCAGAAGATTCTGATTATATTACAATCAATTATTCTGGTAAAACTGTTAATCAATTTACTGGAGTTACTAATGTAACTAAACCTTTAAGTTTTGGATTAGATTTAGTAGAAGAAAAATTTGCTTTTAGTTATGTTGGAGTAGGTAATACTTCTAAAATTAATTTTAGAGTTATTAATGTAATTGATGATATCGATTTTTCTAAAACATCAAATTTAAGAGTTGGTGATACAATATCTCTATCAGGTTTTGGTAGAGATTTATTTGATGAATATGAGTTTAATAGTTGGATTTATAATTTGCCAACAAATCATAATATTAACATCATATCTCAAGTTGATTCTACAAAATATAGAATTGAATTATTTGATAAAATTTATTTTTATAACGGAGAACCAATTTTATTAGTAAATTCATCAGGAGATACTCTTGAAGTTAAAATTATTTCTATTGAGTATTCTGCGTCAGATATAATAAAAAAATATAGTAAAAAAGTTTTAATTCAAGTATTAAATTCTGGATCTTTTGATATTTTAAAATCCACTGCAATAAGAAAAAGGATTTATAAAGCAAATCATTACAATGATTATTTTGATAATCTTAGTAATATACCTACGGGAGTTCAAAATACATATATCGATGCAGAAGAAAAATATTTTTATGTAACATCGTCAGGATTACCAAATTATACTATTTTTTCTACCGATAATAAAAAAAGTCTATCGACTAATGTAGGAGTATCCATTACAGATACTTTTAATGTTGTTGACCATGACTTTTTAAGTGGTGAACTAGTATACTATCAACCACAAGCATCATCTGGCATATTGACCGGACTTTACTATGCTACAAAAATTGACAACAATAGATTAAAATTATCTTATAGTAAATCTGATGTTTTTTCAAAAAAATATGTCCAAAGTACTTCTGGAATAACTAGTGATACTTTGTATAAATCTGGATATCAGAATAAGACTTTAAATCATCAAAAATTGTTGAAAAAATTCCCATTCAACAGAATAAAAGCAACATTTGATGATTTAAATGAAAGAACTACATTTAATAGAGAAATTGGATTATTGGTAAATGGTGTTGAATTATTATCTCCAACTTTATTTGATGAAAACATTTATTATGGTGGTGTAACATCTATCGATGTCACTAATGTTGGTGAAGATTACGATGTAATTGATGTTCCTCCCATAGAAATAAAAGATGAGTCTGGATCCGGCGTTAAGGCTCATGTAAATCTTTCTGGAACAGTAAGAGAGATTAAAATATTAAATGCTGGATATGGATATCAAGAAAAACCAAAAATTACAATCACAGGTGGAAATGGCAAAGGATGTGTATTAGAATCTAATTTTGTTAGTACTCAAGTTTCTACAGGATTTAAAGCAGATTTAAATGTAACTCCAGCAAATAATACAATACAATTTTTAACTTCTATTCCATTTGAAGATGGGGAAGAAATTATCTATGATTCAAATAAAAATAACAATATCCCAGGTATTATTGATAGTTCAACTTATTTTGTTGGCATTTTGACAGATAACAAAATTAAACTATTTAATAATAGAATTGATGCCTTACAAAAAACCAATGAAATAGATATCGTTGGAGTTTCTTCTGGATTTCACTTTATAAGAACTTTAAAAAATAAAAATACTTTTACAAAAATTTATGTCAAAAATCCTGGAGAAGGATACTCAAATAGAAAGGTAAAAGTACCCTCTATACTTTCTGGTGACAATAGAACTTCTGGTATTAATACCTTTGATTCTTATATTTTTGCAAAAAATCATGGATTTTCAAATGGTGAATATGTCATATATGATTATTCAGATACTGCAATAAGTGGTTTAACATCATCATCATATTACCAAGTCAAAGTAATTGATGATAATAAATTTAGATTATATAATTCCGGGGTCAGTACAAACTTAAATAATGAAAACTACATTAAAAATAAGTTTGTTAAATTAGATTCCTTGGGAATTGGTACTCATACTATCGGATATCCACCAATTGAAATACATGTGGAATCAAAATCTGCAATAGGATCTACGACAATAATACAGACGGAATTAAAACCAATTGTATTGGGATCAATTAAAGATGTTTATGTAGAGGATGGTGGAATAGGGTATGGTTGTACTAATATTATTAACTATCATAGAAGACCCAATACTGGGATTGCAAGTATCACATCTGAAGCGATTTTAAAACCCATTATAATTGATGGATCAATAGTTGATGTTCAAATTATATCAAGAGGAAATGGATTTAGAACAAACTCTGAAATAATAGTTTCTGGTGATGGAAACTACGCACAATTAGAGCCAATTGTAGAAAACAGTAAATTGGTTGCTGTAAATATCGTTTTTGGTGGGGTTGGGTATGATTCATCAAATACCATTCTCACATTAAAAAATAGAGGAAGAAATGCTAAATTTTTAGCAAATGTAAATGAATGGAAAATTAATCAGGTATTGAAAAGTAAAAATATTATTAACAATCAAGACGATGGTATTACCCATGTAAGTAAAAATCCAGAACTTGGATTGCAATTTATTAATTTTTATGTACCAAAAAACCTAAGATTTCAATTAACAGATAATTTTGGCGATGATAATAAAGAAAATATTGGAATATTAAATCACTCTCCTATTTTGGGATATGCATATGATGGAAACCCAATCTATGGACCTTATGCATATAATACTACTACTGGTGGATTCATAAGACGAATGAATTCCAGTTATATATTAAATGTAGATTTAACTCCTGGTAAAAGACCTCCATTATTTGAAAACGGATTTTTTATCAATGATTATCTATATGATGGATCTGGGGATCTTGATCAACATAATGGTAGATTTACAATAACTCCAGAATATCCTAATGGAGTATATGCATATTTTTCTACAATAGATGTTAACGCTTCAAATGAATCTGTCCCAAGATATCCATATGTGGTTGGGCCATATTTTTATAATAAACCAGTAAAAGAAAACTTTTTGCCATCATTTAATCAAAATTCTAATATTTTTGGTACTAATTTGACTAGAAATGTTGGTCCATATTATTTAAATAGATCTAATTCATATTATGAACTAATTGATAAAGTATTAGAAGAATATAAACAAGAATTTACTGTAACATCTATAAATTCTGGTAAAGTAGTGGATGTTTCTATATTTTCTTCTGGAGATAATTATAAAGTAAATGATCCTGTAGATTTGGATATAACTGATACTGAGGGCATACAATCAAATATAGTTGTAAGTGAATTGGAAGGTAGGGAAATTGAAGATTTTAGTTTAGTTGAAGATAAAATAGAAAATTCAGAATTTTTTATAAGAATTCCCAATACAATTGTAAAAACATCTTCTCCACATGGAATTACGAATGGTCAACCAGTTCTAATTAGTGGTATTTCTACAATTACTGCATCTAATTTTGAAGGAATTCAATATGCTCAAGTTGAAGAAAAAGAATCTCAATTACTTGAGAACATTGATGATGAAGTTTCTACAGGCATATCTACTTTTATAAAATTAAAAGATATTAACGGATTTAAAGTTAATGATTTTATAGGTATAGGAACAGAAATTTTATTGATTACTGATGTTGATTTCAAACGATCTGGATTTTATGTAAATAGACTTCAAAATACCGGAATTCATACAGTTGGTATTGATAATGTTGTGTTACTACCAAGGGAATTCAAAATACCAACGGGAGATGTAGGAGATCTTACCTTCCAAAACTATACTACATTTTTTGATCCAAAATTTTCTATAGGTATCGGCACAAGTGGTTCAACTCGTACTGTTGTTGGATTTGGAACTAGTTCCTTTGAAACCAGATTTATTCCACCTAGAAGTATATATTTACCTGGACACAAGTTTTATACCGGACAACCACTAATTTATAACTCTGGATCAGGATTTGCAGGAACATCTTTATATGTAAACAATGTTGGATCTGCTGTTTCTTTTAAATTAGAGGATAATCAATTAGTTTATGCGGTAAACTTGGGTGGGGATTATATTGGGTTATCTACTATTGGATTTACAAGTTCTATAGGTATAGGTACTAATAATAACTCTTTAGAATTTTGGGATCAAGAAAAAGCTTATGGTGTAATTGGAGCTGCCCACTCACTAACTACATTAAATCCCAAAATTACTGGAACTTTACAAAAAACGATTGGAATAGTGACTACAACTTCCGATCATAATTTGGAAGTTGGTGATATTATAAAGTTTAATGTATCCACTGATTACAATGAAGTTATAAAAGTAATTTTTGATCCGGTAAATAGAAAAATTTTAATGAGAGAAATTGGGTTTTCTGATAGTGATGTGTCTATAATTAATAATTCAATAGATCTTTCTTCATATGATGGTAATATAGAAACGGGTGATAAAGTAGTTTATATTTCACAATCTCCAATTGGAGGATTGTCCAATTATGGAATTTATTATGTTTCAAAAACTAGTTTTAATTCAATAAAGTTATGTCAATATAGAAGTGATATAAATGAATCTAATTTCATTGATTTTTCTTCTGTCGGCGGTTCCAATCAAAAATTATATTTCATTAATCCTCAAATTAGTTGCATAAGAACAACAAAGATAGAATTTGACTTATCTGACTCAAGTTTATTAAATTTAAATTTACAATTTTATTATGATGTAAATTTCATTGAACGAATTAATGAAAGAACTGGGTTCTTTGTTAATAGAGAAGGAATTCCGGGAAATTCTGGAGCAAAAGTTATTCTAGACCTTTCTGAGCAGTTTTTCCCAATTTATTATAATTTCTTATCTCAAGGATCTTCAGAAGAAAGTAAAAGACAAATATCTACAGATTACGATGTGTTATCTAGTAACAAAATTTCAATAATAAATCATCAACTTAATGATAAATTTGTAGTAACAACTATCCCTTCTAATAGAACATTTATATTTGATAATACTAAAAAATTAAAAGAAATTGAAAAACAAATTATTAATGAGAATTTAACAAGTTTTTCTTATAAAACCACATCTACTAATGCTTTAGGACCAATATCAAACTTAAAAATCAATTTCCCAGGTAGAGGGTATAAGAAATTACCAACAGTTAAGAAAGTTAAAAGTGATTATGGAACAAATGCGGTTATAAAGGTTATATCTCCAAATATTGGAAGAGTTGAAACTTTCAATAGGGTAAAAGATGGATTTGATTATCCTACCGATCCAACACTTTCGCCTTCTCTAAGTGTACCTACTATTGTTGGCGTAAAAGATATACGCACCATAGATTACATTGGAATAATTACTGGTGGTAAAAGATATAATACTCCACCAAAGTTAATAATTAAAAATGATTCTAGTGGAATAGAATTAAGTTCTAATATAGCTGGAGGATCTATAGTTTCGGTAGAGGTCATTAAAAATTCTACTTCCATATCTAGTCCTCTTGAAATAGTTTCAATACATAATTCAAATGGATATGAAATTGATACTATCTCTGTAGCCGGAAACTTGGTAACATTAGAGTTGACGAATAATCCAGCTTCAAATACTCCTTTTATATCCTCTGGATTTGGCCTTACTTCTTATGTTTATCCGTTTTCAGTTGGGGACAAAATTTTTATTGAAAATTGTAGATTAACATCATCTACTTCCGGATTGGCAAATTATAATTCTTCCGCATATGATTATGTATTTTTCGATGTTGTAGGCATAAACACATCAAATAATACCATAACCTATGACATGACCGGCATCTCAACGGGATCGTTTGGTGTATATGATGGAGATTTTTCATTAGGTGTAGTCATTAACAAGAACGATATGCCTGTTTTTGATATGATATTAAAAGATGATGTTAGTTATAAATCCAATGAAAAAATATCTTCAGCAACATTTTCTGGCGTAGTAATGGAAAATGGTTGGGATAATAGACTCAATCAGATGAGATTAAAAAATATTTCTGGTGAAATAAATGTTGAGGATAAAATTTTTGGCGAAATATCTAAAGTTAATGGAACAGTCGAATATTTTGATAAATTTAACTTATATGCAACTTTAGGAGTTTCTCGTGATAAAACATCTTCTATAGATCTATCTTCCGGAATTTTAAATGATTATTCTCAAAGAATATCTGACAATTTTTACTATCAAAAATTCTCTTACTCAATTAGAGGAAACATTCCGTATAATGTCTGGAGAGAATCTGTAAGGTCGATTGTACACCCATCGGGATTCAAAGAATTTTCTGATTTAGAAATTTTTACTGAACCAACATTGAATGAGGTTAATGTCGGTATTTCTAAATCAACAAATATGAAGCCTAAATTATTAGAGACTGATTCTTCTACATTTATTAATATTGATTCCATAGTACCATTAAATATAAGGAAAAATTTTGCTAGAGTTTATGAAGAGGAAGTTGGATTAGATGGATCTACTCAAAATATATTTTTTGATGGAGGGATTGATTTAAGTCCTTATATAGTAAACAAAACAAATAAGGTTATTGAAATTGATGATATAAGTAATCAATTTGATGGAACTTCGGAACAATATTTACGAGGTAGATTTGCAGATGCTTCTGATTTATTAGATTTAAATAGAGAATTTATTCAAGAGGAAGTTGTAGCTTTTGTTGAATATAATTATCCAAATATAGGGATAAGTACAACTTATGATCAGGCAAAGTGTAAGAGAGATGTTGGTTACATAGTTGATGCAATATCACATGATATTAAATATAATTCTAATAATAAGTCTGTAGAGGCTGGTGTATATTATTGGAACGCAGGAGTTTCATATGTCAGTAATGAGACTGAAGAAACTTTATTTGCATACAATTATGTTAAATTTATTAGTCAATATATTATAAACAATCAGAGTCCCCCAACTTTATATCAATCAACAGTTGATCAAGTATTTAATTTTAGCTTGATTCCGGATCCAACTAATCCAGATTCTAATAGATATAAAGATTCTAGAAATTTAATTCTTGCGAATAAAAATGAAATTTTGGACAAATCTTTAGCATCCGTTGCTATCGGATTTTCAGATTTCTATTTCCCCGGAGATACTCAAACTAATGCAAGATCTAGATATTATGATGGATACAGATTGATTCAACAAAATAAACAGGAAATCATTGATACTTCTTGGTCAAATACCCTCGCAATTTATCCTGGAATTTCTACTACAATTTCTAAATGTAAGAGAGATTTGGGATATTTTGTGGATGCTATTTCTATTGATGTTTTTACTGGAGGAAATAATTATTCCAGACAATTTATTCTTCAGTATTTTAACAATGGTATTCCAATTACCAATGGTTTAGTTGGGGAAGAAGCTGAATCGATTTATGCTTTCTGTCAAGCAAGAGATCTTATGAGATCTGCTGTTAGAAATGGACTTACAATAAAAGATGTCGGTATTAGTTCTGGTCCAACATATTATGGGATAGGAGTAACAGTTTCAAATACTAATACTGCAGCCTGCACTGATGTTCAACTTAATATTGTTAGTTTGGTGGGAATTGTTACTGCAGTAATTTCTGCAGGATCTACATCTAGTTTGCCTGCAGTTAATGTTGGTAGTTATACTACAGGTGGAAACAAGTGTTATCGTGATTTGGGTTATATTGTTGATGCAATTGCTCAAGATTTGGCTTATGGAACAAATCAACATATTATATACTCAACTAAGAAATATTTTACTGGTGCCGGCGCAGCATTAACAACTGGTCTTTTGGGCGAAGAATCCGAGTCAGTTTATGCTTTTGAAAATGCAAAAGGTTATATTAAAAAAGCGATAACAAATCAATTAAATGTTAAAGATCTCACTATTACTGCAGATCCTTTAACGGGATTTAATACGGATCCATCTTCTTGTGCAGATGTACAAACTAATGTTGATACTTTAGTTGGCATCTTAACAGTTGCGATAGGATCTAGTAGTTTGTCTGGAATACCAACAGAAAATTATGGAACTACAGATTGTGCTGATGTAAGATCTGCAATTGGTAACTATGTAGGAATAATAACAACAATTATTGGATTGGGTACAGACTTTGCGCCAACAATTACATATCCATCATTAACTAGAGGTGGTTCTGTAGTTGGATTGACAACATTTAAGTTAACAAATAAAGGAACTTCTCTGTTCAAACATGAATTTTCTAGTAGTAGTATTGATATTGTTACAGATACATTTACAATTACAAATCATAATTTCCAATCCGGACAAGAATTAATTTATACTTATAGTGGTGGAACACCAGTTGGTATTGCTACTACTTCATATGTTTCCGGAATTTCTTCCACTTTATTAAATGTTCATGACTTTGATGGAACCGCTGTACTTGAAAATGGTTATTCTGTAGCGATATCTACGACGATATCTGGTATATCTACGGTACTAAGTCCAGTTGGTCCATCTACTAAACAATATGTTCAGTGTGTTGGATTAACCACTACAGGTACTGGAGCAGAGTTTACAGTATCAATAAATTACTCGGTAAGCACAGGACAACCAATTTCAACATCAATATTACCCACTAAAGGTGGTAGTGCATATGTTGTTGGTCAAACGGTCTCTATTGCTGGAACTTACATTGGAGGTTCTTCCCCAACCAACGATTTAACATTTGTAATTTCCAATACAGGGCCAACTGTAATTCTTGGACAAGCTAATCAAAGTTACTCTGAAATTCCTTCTAATGATTTGACTGGTGCAACTTTTAATGTTTCTAGAGATTCTTCTGGTGCAATTAATTATGTTGAGGTTTTAAATGGTGGATCTGGATATAACTCTAACTCAGTAATATCAATAGCCGGTACTTATGTCGGAGGATCAACTTCGGATGACAATTTAACCTTTAAACCATTAGAACTTGGAACTAAAGTTTTACCAAATTCAGTTTTTGTATATAAATTAAATGATAATCAATTTAAACTTTCTGGACTATCAACTAGTGTATTTTTGGATTTAACTGGTGTTGGCACAGCGACACATTATCTTGAGTATAAAGAACCAAACTCCAGTGTAATAATTACTATTGATGGAATAATACAAAAAGCTTTAACGAAAAAATCTTTAAATGTTTCTTTAGCGTCAAGTGTCTCTACGGCTTCAACAACGATATTGAGTATTTCTTCTGGAATTTCTTCATTAAATACTCGTGATATTATTAATATTGATGATGAACTTGTTTCTATTAAAACTATTGGCGTATCTTCTGCAAATCAAATAGAAGTTATAAGAGGATACTTTGGTTCAGTCGCAACCTCACATACCATTGGAGTAGCCGCAACTGTTTTGAGTGGTAATTTTAATATCGTTGGAGATGTGATGTATTTTGATACATCACCATACGGAAAAATTGGCCCAGTAGGACTTGAAACTGGATCTACATTTAGTGGTAGAGCTTTTAGTAGAAAATTTGATCCAAGTACTCCAAATGATAAAAATATATTACTTGACGATTTATCTTTATCCTTTACTGGAATTGCTGCAACCGAATTTACTGTAAAATCTAAGGAACAAACTACAAACACACTTTTCAATAATGTTAATAATATTACTGAAATTAGTAATAATCCTATTATTTTGATTAATAATGTTTTCCAAGATCCAGTTACTGATTTTACAATTGATGGTAGTTCAATAAATGTAATTAAATTCTTGTCTGGAGTTCCTAAAGCTGGAAAAATATCAAAAGTTGCCGTATCCACTAGTTATGGATATGTCCCAAGAATTGGTGCGGCCGCAACAGTTGTAGTGTCTGCAGCAGGAACAATCAGTAGTGTAGTTGTAACAGGTGGTGGATCTGGATACAGGTCTTCTCCGACTGTTAGTATTGCATCGACAATTGGCGCAGGCGCCAGTATTACTGCAATTGTAAGTGCAGCTGGAACTATCAGCGGATTTACAATTGTAAATTCTGGAACTGGTTATACATCAACTTCACTTCCAAAAGTAGTTATTGGAATACCAACAGGGTATAGTAATTTAAGTCTTGGATATACTGGAGGTACATCTGGAGTAGGTCAAAATGCCAAACTTACAGTTGAAGTTGGTATGGGTTCTAGTATTATTTCTTATAAGTTTGATCAACCCGGAATAGGATATAAAGTTGGTGATAAACTTAAACCGATAGGAATCTTAACAACATCATCATTTAGTGAATTTGTTTTGACAGTTGAAGAAGTAGAAACTGATAGTTTTTCTGGATTTTATCCTGGTCAATTTATAAAATTTGACGATATTTCGGAATTCTTTAATGGATTTAGGAAAAAATTCACTCTTTCTACAACTGTAAACGGAGTAAGACAAATTTTAGGTCTAAGAGTTCCTGATGGAACAGATTTGGATATAACTAATAATATTTTTATATACATAAACGATGTATTACAAGTTCCTAATATATCATATACATTCTCTGGAAGTAGGGTAATATTTACTGAAGCGCCTAAATCCGGATCTAAATGTTCTATTTTATATTATAGAGGATCATCAGTTGATGTTGAACTGGTAGTTCCACCACCAACAATAAAACCAGGAGATAAAGTAATAATTCAAGAAAATCCTCAAGATCCTTTTGATATTTCTCAATTTGATAGAGTGGTTAAAAAAATAACTAGCTCTGATCAATTAGAGACATTTAATTATTATTCTGTTGGTATTATTACTGATCCAACAAAAATTAGACCTCTTACTTGGCAAAAACAAACTAATGACACTGTTATTAGTGGTACACTTTATTCTAAATCTAGACCAAGTTTCCAGAGTAATGTGAGACCATCTGCAACGGTCATTAAAAAAATTGAACCAGAAGATGAAGTTATATATGTTGACAATGCATATCCTTTATTTGCTGATATAGATGGTCTTTCTGAAGATGTAAGAGACATTCTTATATTGGAAAATAAATCAATTGAACCATGTTTAGTTGAGTCTGTAGTTTCAACATCGTCAACTATTTCTTCAATCAATATAGTAAATGGTGGAGTTGGATATGCCAATACCCAATCACCAAAGGTTGTTATCTCGGAAACTGCTATCGTTACAAAAGATCCTATTTTTAACTGGGTAGGTGGGGTAGGATTATCCACTACATATGACTTAAAATCAATTAAATATAGAAACAGATTCGTTGCTGTTGGAAGTAGTTCTATATTCATTACAAGTTCTGATGGAATAAATTGGCAAGTTGGTACTGTTGGGTTTGGTCAAACTTCAAACTTTAATTCAATTGAATCAGTTGGTGTAGGTACAAGTAATTTCTTACTTTCAGTCGGAAGTTTTGGTAAGATTATAAAAGCCACAGATTATGGAACTACTATTTCTAGTTGGAATCAAATTCCAATACAGGAAGATATTGTAGTCCTTGGTGTTGGAGCTGTAGGAAGAGTAGGTAGTAGTTATACAGGAACATTTAATCAAATCGCATATTCTAGCGTTGTAGATTCTTGGGTTGCTGTTGGAGCGGCAGGATCAATATTTGTTGGATCTGGAGTTGCTACGGATAGTTTTGTTAGTAGATATTCAGAAACTTTATCGGATTTAAACAGTGTCACTTTTGGTGCAGAATATTATGTTGCTGTTGGAAATAATGGTGTAATCAGAACTTCCAATAATGGAACTATATGGGAATCCACACCATCTCCAGTAGTTATTAATTTGAATAAGGTCATTTATGTTAATGGCAAATTTGTTATAGTGGGTGATTCCGGTACAGTTTTACAATCAATTGATAGAAATTCGTATCAAGTTGTTTCAAATAATCTTGGATCAGAAAATATAATAAACATTTATTATAACTATGGTTTTTATGTAGTAGTAACTTCATTGGGTGAAATATATTATTCATTTAATTTAAGTGACTGGATCTATAGAACCACATCACAATCAAAGGATATTAGTGATTTAATATTTGTAGAAAATGTTGGATCTAATGGTAGATA